GCGCCTCTCGGTGCCGCTGCGTTTGAAGTGTCGTGGAATAACGCACCTTTCGCGTTTGACTTTGATTATGGAGCTACTTTCGTGGGGTTTCTCGCTTACAAGTTTGCCCTCACCACAGTCCTATACGAGACCGTTAAGGAGATGATGATTGGAGACAGCGAAACCTTTTACGACACCGAGGAGAAGGTCTATAATGATCTTAGCGAAGACGACGAAGTTCCCGAGCAATACGCATCACTGCACGAGGAGACGCTTGGTTGATCATCCTCTGGCCAGCCACATTCATATAAGAAACACGTTTATCTATCATATTTTTAACGTTAGCCCTGGCACGCGCAACAGCGGCTGGGTTGGGGCTACGTGGCTTGGGTCTGGGCGCAGGAATCCTGGTGGTCATGTTCCTCATAAAGTTGGCGGCAATCTTCCTGTCGAGAGCCTTCTTTTCCGCACGCTTCTTGGCAGCGGCACGCTTCTTAGCAGCATCAGGGTACAGCTTCGCGAGGGGGATGTTGTTCATAGGAGAACTCTTGGCACGCGACCTGATGGCACCACAGAGCTCACTGACAGTCTTCTTCTCGGTGTTGATGCCATACTTCTTGGCAACCTTCACCACCTCATCCTTCTTGTAGAGACGGCACTTCTTACGTCCGATTTTGAGATCACCCGCCTTGTCTACAGAAACGAGTACTGGAGTCATTCTTTAGTATTAGTCGAGAAAATTATTGGTCTTTATTAAAAGGAAGATGGGTGTCCTACTCTTCTATGTGTATTTACTCTCACGTCTCACGAGGAAACCCAAATGGAAAAAAGTCAAGGCCAAAGCCAATTGGATTTAATTCATCACACCAATCTGAAGGAACTTATCAATCTTAGCAGCGATAGACTTACCAATACCCTTCACCTTCTTGGGACCCTTCGCGAGTTCCTCACCACTCGTCACCTCGTAGTCGAGGTTGCGGATGACTTCAGCAGCCTTCATGTACGCACGAACCTTGAAAGGGTCTTCGAGGTCGTCAGCATAATCTTCGAGAGCCCGCGCAATTTCCTCGTTAGTGGAAGCACCCTTCTCGAACCTCTCGAGCTTCTGCACTTTACCAGTCGAGAGGAACTCATCGATGACATTAGAGATGCTCTTACCAATACCCTTCACCTTCTTGGGACCCTTCGCGAGTTCTTTGCCACTGGTCACCTTGAACGGAAGCTGGTCGATGATATTGGCAGCGTGGTCATACGCCGCACTTTTGTGCTCATCCTTTTCGTAGTAGGCGAGACTGTCAAGCACATCAGCCAATTCACTGTTGTAGGAGATGAAAAAGTCATCATCAGAGTCAGACTCCTCAAGAATCTGACCCTCGTTGGAGGCGACAGATTCAGAATCGTCAAAGTACTCATCGAGGAACTGGTCAACCTTGGAGGCAATACCCTTTCCAATACCCTTAATCTCGAGGAGGCTCTCGCCATTCTGCACCTCAAAGTCGAGGGTGGCGATGATGTCCGCAGCTGTGTTGTACGCCGCAGCCTTGAAAAAGTCGGAGGTCATCTCACCAAGTTCCTTGAGGTGCTTGGCGATGTCCTCATTCAGTTGGAAGGTCTTGGTTCGGGCAGTCGTCTCGTAGAGGGAAGGCTTCTCATACTCAAGAAGCTTCTTTCGGAGTTCCTCGTTCTCCTTCTCGAGGTTCTGGATGTATTCGAAGATGTTAGTGGAGTTCATGTTTGTAAGTGATATACATTTGACGTGGCTCTTCTTTACTTAGGTGTTTAAAGATGAAAATCCTCTTTATATAAATGTTCATCTTAAGACCCAATCTCATACGACCACGTGTCACTGTTCACGCTAAGAAAGACGACTTCGTCGCGCCCACAGAAGCCCCGGGTGAAGGGAAACGACGACCCCCTACTTGGGATGAGGGGGACGAACCTGACAGAAAGGAGGTGAACCCCATCAAGAAGTTCATCATGAAAGTTTTCAAGATCGAGGAAATCGATCATGAAAAGTTCCGAAAGGAAAGTACGTGGGCGATTAAGCCACGGTCTCAACCTCGAGAATAAAGTTTTTATCGAATTTACCTAAACGAATCTTCCCTTCCTCCGCGAGGTGTTTAATTTTCATACCCAGTTCGCGATGGTCATCTGGTTCGGGCATACCTGGAATATCCGGCATAAATGCGGCTAACGTGGCCATCTTCTGGTTCATCGTCAATTCTCTGTTTTGAAACAGTTGCTTGATGTGTGGAGGAAAGTTTTCAGGATTCATTACTGTTTATGATGATAATTTCTTTAAATCAATCCCATACCCCAACTCTTCTAGGACAGGGTCGTTTCGGTAGTCCTCTTTGTAATAGACCCTTTTGATTCCACTACTGGCTAGAGCCTTGTAACAGTTTAGGCATGGGTAATGGGTCACGTACGCCACACAATCATCGATGGAGGCACCCCTCTTCGCCGCATCCGTGATTGCGTTAATCTCTGCATGAATCGTAGCCTGTTCGTGTCCATCCCTCACGATGGACTTGTGTTCGCACCCACCTAGAAATCCGTTGTAGCCCATACTGATGAGGCGGTTGTTCTTCACGAGGACACATCCCACCTTCAACCTCTCACACGGAGACCGCACAGATGCGAGTTGAGCAGTCTGTATGAAGTAGTCGTCCCAAGAGATTCGGTTAGTCATGCAAATTAATACTTTTTATTCTCTAGATGACTTAAAAAATAAGTTACATATACAAATATGATCAATATCAAATACGTAGATTTCTGTTCAGGTATTGGTGGTTTTCGTTATGCTATAGACGCATATCAAAAGACAAAAGATAACATTGAATTCACGTGTGTATTATCCGCTGATATAAAAAAGGATGCGATTCAAACATACAATCTAAATTTCAACGAAAACAATCCTTCTAGAGATATTTACCAAATTAAACCGAAAGAAATGGAATCGTTTGATCTTATATGCGCGGGATTTCCGTGTCAACCATTTAGTTCCGCGGGACAGAAGAAGGGATTTGAAGACCCACGTGGTGGTATGATATTCAAGATTGTTGATATTTGTGAGTATCATAAACCTCGGTATGTTTTACTGGAAAATGTACACAATTTGATTTCACTTAATAACGGCGAATACATCAATTCCATTTGTAAACTCTTTGGTGATCTAGGTTACAAAGTAAAATATACCAAATTGAACTCGAAGAATTTTGGAATTCCACAGTCTAGAGAAAGAGTCTATATCATTTGTACACTCGACAAAGATGTAAATATCTCGGGAGTAGAAAACATGTCGAATACAGTCACATTGAAACATTTTTTAGACTACACATATACAAAGTCCGATCTTAACGATGAATTCGTAGAAAAACTCCTAAAGTTGCACAAAAAAACATCCATATATGGATGCAAGATAGGTGATAAACGGGGTGGTAAGGATAATATTCACTCGTGGGATCTTGCAATTAATGGTACTGTTTCAGAAGATGAGCGAAATTTGATGACTTCTATCATGTTAAATAGAAGGAAGAAACATTGGGCGGCTAAAAAGCAAATAACATGGATGGATGGCATGCCCTTGACATTTTCAGAAATCCAGACATTTTTCAAGCATGATGACTTGCAATCTTTACTGGATAGTTTAACAGAAAAGAATTATTTGCGACTAGAACAATGTAAAGAACTCATTGATGGGAGACGTGTATATATTGACGACCTTGTGCCAGAATGTGAACAAATTGTTTCCAATATAAAAAAACAGCTAGATGAATCGAGTACAGACGCCTTAAAACAAAAACTTATCGAAGCGGAAGGGAATTTGGCGCGGGTACGTCTACTTTGTAAGAGTGATACTGCTACTCGTGGATACAATATCTGTAAAGGGAAACTCAGTTTCCCTGTATCTAGAATTTTAAACCCTGACGAAATATGTCCAACATTAACAGCCACGGATTCTAATCGTTTAGCTGTTGTCATTGGGAACACTGTGAGAAAATTGAATCACCTAGAACTAAAGAGGGTGTGTGGATTTCCGGAAACGTTGCAGATTCCCGAACATGTTAATGTATACGATCTATTTGGAAACATGGCAACTCCTCCAGTTTTGTATAAATTGATTGAATTAATGTTTGACTAATGCGGCCATATTTTCTTACACTTATTTAAACGATCGATAAACATATCAGGTGTTTTATTCTCATCATTCCAACCTTTTTTCGATCCTGGGCGAATGTTATAAGGTCTATTCTGTTTAACCTGTAAACTGAGTGGGTATTTACCATCATAATTTGGCAATTCCCATACATTTTTTACCCAAACATCTTTAATACGAAATGAACACGTATTAACACTTTCATACTCAATAATTAAGTACATAGTTTTAAAAATCTTTTTATGTAGACCGGATTCTGTGGAAATTATCCTTCTATATGCATCAAAATTCCCTATATCGAAATTAGGATTATTTTCAAAAACTTTCACCTCCACTTCGTTCACTGTCTGATTCTCTATAAATGCCAGTGGATTTTTACAGTAAAAATCGGGACTTTGATTTGATGGGCCTTTTGTAAGCATATCACCACAGAGATCACCAACGACTTGTTCTATGACATCACCGACAGAGTTTGAATTATCTATCCGATTAGATACAATTTCAGAACCATCTTTGCTAAGAGAATATGAAACCGCGAGTTCACATTCAATCAATGTATTTCGAATCTTATTAAACAAGAACATTTACACCTAATTTTTTAGGTTTACATGTGCTAACTTAGGTTCTTATCGGCAGTATAATTTTACCTTAAATCCTTATCAGCCGTATAGTACGTCTTCCCCTTCGTGACGAAGCTGTGCACCCTAGCATACCCCCACGCCTGTGGAGAGGCTCCCGGACGATGCCCGGTTCTCCACGCGGCGAGACCCCTATTGTACACCGTCTTGAGGGTCTTCAAAGGCACGCCAGTAGCCTTAGCAATTTCAGGGAGAGATTTGACTCCTGGGTACATCTTTCTAAACTTTTGCGTGTAGGAAGAAGTCTTTGTTTTCTGTCCCTTGTCCGTCTTGAAATCTTTGTAGTCTCTCCGGAGCATCTTCTTATAGCGGGTCTCGACCTCCTTGAGGGTGGTGAGCCCCCTGAAATATTTGAGGGGTGCATAGATCTTGCCCTCAGATTTACGCAGCTCCCCAACCTTCTTGGTAATCTGAGCATTGCTCAATGGCATCTTACCTTTTGCCGAGATATTTTACTGCCACTTTTATATCGGGAAATAGGCGGTTGCCCAACTTCACGCGACCCGAGTTAGGATTGTAGTACCCTGTGTAACCCTCGAAAGTTGCCCGAATGAAATCACCCATATAAAAAATACAACATTATTTTAATAAGTCAGGATGGGTCTCTCGATTATCATGGGGAACATGTTTTCAGGTAAGACATCCGAACTTATTCGGAGGTTGAAACGACTCAAGGTTCTCGGTAAACAAATCATGGTCATCAACTCCGCCAAGGATACACGATCTCCAGATGAAGTTCTGAAGACCCACGATAATGTTAAATTTGACTGTCACAAGGTGTTCAACCTCATGGAACTCATCGATACACGGGTGTTTGGGGATTCCGAGATTATCGCAGTCGATGAAGCACAGTTTTTCCCCGACCTGCTACACTTTGTTCGTTTCTGCCTAGATGCGGATAAGGAAGTCATCATCGCAGGTCTAGATGCCGACGCGTTCCAGAGGAAGTGGGGTCAGATTCTCGATTGTATTCCCTTGGCGAGTGAAGTCACCAAGCTGTCAGCCCTGTGTATGCGATGTGGCAACGGTAAGCCTGGTCCATTCACAAAGAGAATCGTTGAGGATACCAAACTCGAGCTCATCGGTGGGAGTGATATGTACGTCGCGGTCTGTCAGAAACACCTGTAGACATCCAAAATGAGGACAACCCTTCTCCCTTTACCCCTCTTGACAACTTCGTGATATTTGGCATGGTCAAAGAGGAAATCTTCACCATCACGATGTTCGTGCGCCCCCTTCGTAGTATAGAGTGTGCAATCACCACCACTCTCTATAGTAAGATGATAGCGCAGATACCAATTTGATTCAGCGCGATGTGGCGGAATGACCATGGGTCCCTCCGCTACAACAAAGCGAGCGGTGTCCTTGTGAATGCTGGGAATCTGGTCAACGAGACTTTTTAGCGCTGGAAAATCTTCAACCTTATAAAAATAGTACCCATCATTCTTCTCAAACCAGGGATCAAGATCGTGGAACATGTGACGTTCTAGATTGGGTGAAAGTTCCATGAATTCTCGTCGTATCTTCTCATAATGTGCTTTGATAAGCCAGAGACCGGGGATTTCTCGTGTGGAGGCTACACTGAGAATATCAACTACGGTATTTTGCATTCCTTGTAGTACTCGCGTTGGATTCTGGAAATATAGGCGGTCTATGGGAACCTTTAGATAATCGTGGAGCACCATGACTATTGGAATCAAGATAAGTGACCACATTATTTTCTTGGTAGATATTAAAATGCCAGGATACCCCCGTATGTCCAAATACACGACCCCTCAGCCTAATGATCTCATCAAAACTGTCGAGAAGCGTTTTGTGATGCCCAAGATTACACTCGTTCAAGTGATTTTGGTTGCTGTGATTATCGCCTATACATGGTCTGCTCGTAAGATGAACGGTGTGGTTGTGGGTACTCTCGCCCTCACTGTGGCGCTTCTTCATATGTACGATCACCTGTATCTTGTCAGGCGTGGTTCTGAAAAGTCCATTTTCGCACCATCCAAGGAGACATATGCGTTGGCCAAAACCATGCTTCGCCAGAGTCTCGAACGTCGTGTCGAGAAGTATTCGTGCCAGTCGTGCAAGTAAATTTTATCCGTAAAAGATAAGTATGCGCGTCAAGATTATAAAAAGTCCCGATCGTAAGAAAAAGTTCAGGGCTGTCTTAGAAGACGGCAGGACTGTTGACTTTGGTGCCAGTGGGTATTCCGACTACACCAAACACAAGAATCCTTCACGTATGCGTTCCTATGTACTCAGACATGGCGGTCAAGTACCCAAGAGGACAATAGCAGAGAGAGATCCCAAAAAGATCCATAAAATGATGCTCGATGTCACATCGAGCGACAAAGAGGATTGGAAGAGGAGTGGTATCGACGGGGCTGGTTTCTGGTCCCGTTGGTACCTCTGGGGTCATCCATCGTTTGAGGGTGCTAAAAAGATCATCTCCAAAAAGTTTGGAGTGATATTTACTAACTAAGCATAGACTGAAATTCTTCATCAGAAGCTGTACATATTCTCGAATATTCATCTATTTCACCTTTACTGAGTTGATCATCAACTCCGACATATTCATTAAACACATCGTCCTTTGATTTAGTGCCATTGAGTGTATAAACAGTATCTGCGTACTCTTTTAACACCTTTTTACCTATGAAATTACCATCTTCGTCAGTGGCATCTTTCACCATTTTACATAAATCTCCATCACGCAAGTCATCCGCGAATTGTCTAACAATATCGATATATTCAACTCTTTGTTCATCACTGAGAAGAGTTGATAAGTCGGGCCCTGGATCAGGGAAACTACTGAGTAGTTCTTTTTTCTTCTCGTTTTGTTCTACAAATTCTTCAACAATCTTTTTCAATTTATCCGCTTCCGTAACCCTCAATAGATGTGGTTCGGTCCTCGGTATAAACCCCCCGAAAAAACCCCCGATTCCACTGATAGAAGACGAGCAACATGACATGGCGCATACGATGAGGATAATCTCTGCCATCTTATATATATATCACTTATTTAATTTTGCGAGTTCCAAAGCACGTTTCACAAACGCCTTATCCCGTTTAATCTTAGGATCCGCGGCGATAAGACGCAACAACGTAGCGGTAGGAATCTTGGGGCTGTTTCCCGTTGGTTTGGGCATCTTCCTCAACTTTTTCTTCGCTTCCTGAATCTGTTTCACACCTGGCATTTATTATGGGTGGAGACCTTTTTTCGCGAGGGTCGCCTTGAGCTCAGCCATGAGTTTAGCGCGTTTGTTGTTTAGTACGGGCTTCTTGGGGGGAGGGGGAGGTGGTGGAGGAGGAGCGCGAACACCTTGAGGCCTGGGTACCACAGTCTGACAAATGCGAATCACCTTCTGAGCATTCTTGACACTATTCTCAAAGTTCATGGTAATCTTAGAACGAAGTTCCCTCGCAGTAAGTTTCACGCGCTTACCATCTACTGTCTTGGTGACACGGAGACCTAACTTCTTCGCCTTGTTCTTCAGATCCCTGTACTGCATATATTAATAGATGAGAAAATGATAAAAGGTTTTGATGTCTCCATCGTTAATCAATTTGACGAATTTTCGATCACTTTTCGAGAAAAGGAGTGGATTCGGAGATGCCATCGTGAATGCGCGGTCGATTGTTACTCCAATTTGATCCAGATAGATGAGTAATTCCGAAATTTGTTCTGAAGGTAACATATCCAATCCAATTCTAAATTTACCCACCGAGAACTCATAACTCTCTTTCGTTTTTATGAGCATTTGTCTTTTTATAAACTTTTCCAAGTCCGTTTGTGAATTGAAACCTATCTGCTTGTCACGCTTCAAATACTCCATCAAGTCTCGAACACCATGGGCAATCTTTTTTACAAACTCACGCTTCTCCGGTGTCATACTTACTAACATGTGAGAAATATACTTAGGGTTTTGAGTCAATCCACATTTATGACGGACACGGATACGCTCGTTCGCGAAGTTCTTTTACCACGACTCATACAACTCGAAATTGAATTAGACACACTGAGAAAACATACATGGCCGTATGTTCAGGCACAGCGAGAGCATAATCAGTTAGACGACATTGAGACTAAGAGGGATTTTGTCAAAAATCTCGATGACGACACAATAAAAGAGTTACTCAACCTAAAGGCTCGATTTTCAAAATCATCCAGTCTTCAGAAGAGTGAGTACGACGCACTAAAAAATCACTTCTGTTAAAAAAAATCATCCGTCCGGTACATCTTTACATTGAACGAACCAGTTTTCCCAGTAACCGAAACTGGTTCGTTTCCATACAGTTCCTGACAACCGATATCATCGATACAATCACGACCATCATGGCTCACTGGAATGGGGTACAAATTCTCACCACCGGTCGTCGTATAATAGTGATACCTATCACGACGACCACGAACTTCTTTCCCATAAAGAGGCAGTGTTTCACCCTCCTCATTCGTCAATATACCCATCTGCTGCATGTGCCCGGGCTTGTACTGTTTGATAGGAGGGCCTCTGAATTCGGGTTCCTGAGTTCGCACAGGCCTGGGTGGGGGTACCATCACGGGAACCTCAACCGGAACCGGAACTTCGACTATCTGTGGGTTATACCAGAGGTACACGGAAATGACGATAAACACCACGAGCGTGACCCATAACACTTTAGTTTTAGTCTTGTTCTTCATTTATATAAGTCAAGAAAAATCTGCCGTCTGTTCACGTTTTAAAATGACAAGTGCGTGTGTCATGTTTTCTAGGATATTGAACACTTCACCAACATTTCGTCGTTCGAGAGCTTCGCGAATCTTTTCGATATTAAAATCAAACGATTCGATCTTCTTTTTTTCCTGAACTTCGAGCTCCTTTTGCTTCTTTTCAAGGTGTTGAATCTTGGTGTTCAACGTGTCGATCGATTTCTCCATATCTTTGTCGAGATTTTCCATCTCGGTTTGGTAATGATCACGCTGTTTACTAAGAATCTCTCGTTTGAGACCGGATGATGTATTGTCAATCTGTACGTTGATTCGGGATAGTTTATCTTCGAGGAATTCAAAATTAGATATATACGACTGCTTATACGCCTCCCTGATAGCCTCAAGCCTGGAAATCTCGTTGAGTAGTTTCATGACACTTGTACTCTAGTTTATCTTTTTACCTTTAAACACTTTGTTGAGATCTTTAACGAAAGAATCAAAATGTCCAAGTCTGTACTGTACGAATGCCCATAACGCAAAAAATATAGTTTTCGTCAAACGATTGACATCATTTTCTTCCATCTTATAAATAGGACCCACGACCCGACCCATGAACGTTTCTTCCTTTTCACGACCCGTCACGTACATTTCGGCTTGTGTGAGAGCACACGTATCGTCATTCACCGACCAATGGTAAAAGATGAACGGGATCACCATTGAATAGAATTCAAGTTGTCTACGGTCGTTCATGAACGGAGTGACCAGAATCCACAAAAGAAATGTGAGGTGAATGATGAATATTATGTTCATCTATTATAAGATGTCAGAAGAAATTAATATGGATGAAATGTGGAATGAATATCACGAGAATGTTTTACGTCAATGGGGTGAAGCAGCCGCGTGTTATCGATACATGCATCATCGTTCATTTTTGATGTATAAAAAATTGAGTCTGCGGTTTAATTTACCCGTGATTGTCTTATCAACAATCACAGGTACTGCGAACTTTGCTCAGACAACCTTACCTGCGAGTATACAACCAGCGGCACCATCCATCATCGGTGGCCTCAATCTCGTAGCGGGTCTCATCGCGACGATCATGCAATTCCTAAAGGTGAATGAATTGATGGAGAATCACAGAACATCCGCACTGGGTCACGGAAGTCTTTCGAGAAACATCCGTTTACAATTGGCCCTCCCCCGAGAAGAACGTAAAAAAGAGGGTTTGAAGTTTGTCGAAGAGTGTAAAGCTACGTATGATAGTCTTCTGGAGCAGTGCCCCGCTATCCCAAAAAAGATTTTGATGGATTTCGAAAAGGAGTATCCAATTGATGGTGTCTTCACGAAACCTGAAATCCTGAATGTACGTCCTATACCACCCCTCAAACTACCTAAAACTGTGGAACCTATCCGAGCCATCACAAAAGATACAGTATTTGAAAAGGTTGGTGCGTTCCTGGCGCCTAAAGACCCGGAGGAGTCCGAGGAAGAGGAAGATGAAGAGGAAGATGAAGAAGAGATAGACGTCGAGCAAGGTACACCAAAAGAATGAACATGACCAAATTGGTCATGATACTACACGCAACGTATGGTACAATTTTCCTTTTTAAAGGTTCTACGATACGTTTATGAAGTGCGTCATTCTCGAGCACCAAATCTATGGCCTGATTAGTAAGGTCATCGATGGATTCCTTCATTAAAGTTATCGAGCAAAAAAAAGATCCCATTGTTACCACAATACACACAAAACAGATTGATCTCATTCGTCGGTACATTCGTGAAGGTAAAAATGTATTCATCTGTGGTGGATTGGGTGTAGGAAAAACATATATCCTCGATGCGGTGCTTCGGAATTTGAACCACGTGGAGTTACTACCCGAACATATGAAAAGTAAATCACTCTTCTTACCATTCATAAAACCATCGACCAAGCACGTGTTCATCGAAAACTATGATCCCGTGTTCAAACCCATCATTGAAAAAGTTGCTGATGGTGATCGAATTTCTCGTGGATCTCTTCTGGTGACCACGACAAGTATGTGTATGTATCCAAATTTTGAAACTATTTTCATCCCGAAACACAAACCAGAAGTTTTGAAAACTTTGACGGATAAAGTTGGACCCGAAGTCGACAACGCCGCTATACGATCACATGGGAATATACGTACATTTTTCACGTACTTGGAAGGTTATGATGAGATGGATGACTTTAAAACACCAAAGGAATTCATATCGGAAATTCTGACCGAACCTGGACCGATTCAAATTTACGATAACATTTCAGAACATGGTCATTTATGGGACGTTTTTCAGGAAAATTATCTAGATTCAAAAGGTGTCGATGTACAGACCGATA